AGAGATCCTGGTGGCAGAGTTGTATTTAAATGCATACAGTCTAAAGCAAACGTAGAAGTTTACATGGGAGATAAAAAAATTACTTCATTAATACTAAACTAATGAAGAAAGCTAACAAAAAACGTAATCCTGTAGCAAGACAGCTTAGACATTTCAAACAAAAAGTGATAAAGAATAAAAAGATATACGATAGAAAAAAACATGAGCAAGATAAATTTATTTAAAACAGAAATAGTAAATGGTATCTGTCCTCACTGTGAAGAAGACTCGATATTAGTTTCCTTAGTAAGAGATTACTACAGGTGTACAACCTGTGGATATGATGTTCAACAACACATCAACGGTAAGATAAGTTATATACCTGTAGACATGGGTAAAAAAATAGATCTTGCTTTAACTGAACCAGATGGCAAGAGTTAAGTTTACACACTTCATACCTCGGGATAAGCCTCCCAAACGTCCTCGACGTCATAAGAAAAAACTCAACAAAAACGAGAAAAGATCACATAAAAAATATAATCGTCAAGGCAGAAAACAATAGCTTGACATTATTTTCTGGGATATTATATTATCCCTATGAAAGAAAAGATAATAACTATAAAACCTAAAGGCATAACTCAAAAACAATGGATTAATTTTCTATTGGAGTTAAACCTAATGAAGAAAGCCTGGAGACCATACGGTGTAGATGTCGAGATTAAGGCACCGGGGATCAGGAAAACTATACTATGGGGGACAAAAATTGGCGGACAAATATCAGACCAAGATTGATATGGATCTTATAATTTTAAACGACGGGATGTATCAATTAGTTCCGTTAACAAAACAGATGATGGAACATATGTCTTTAGTAGTAAAAGAATTGGACCTGTTTGAGTTGTGTGATATCGTAAGATTAAAACTTACAACATATCATGACTACCCTATCAACGCTCATGTAATGAACGATGGTAGCGGTGAGTTTTACGGGTGTATACAAAATTAGTGGCCCATTGGTCTTGAACGCTATGCGCGACATGCGCTAGGAATAATCCCGGGTGAGACCTACCGGGAGCCACAACGATGATGAAAAGGACCTGCGTCCATGTAATGCCTCGCGCTAGCCTCTGTACGACAACCTAAAATCCCTAACGGGTAGGTGTGGAGCCTTTGCTCTCCTGGGAGTACGTGCACGGAAACCAGGGGGGTTGATATGATTATGTTTCTGTGACTGGTTGACAATAAAATTTAATATGAGCGTATAGCTCATTAACAGTATCAGGACCCATCTCTTCTATTTTTTTAGACGCTTCCATATATCCAGTTTGTAGACAGTTGTACATCGAGTCAAATTCTGCAGGCCATTGATATGGCTGTATACATTGACCAGACATTCCTGAACACATAATTAAAATTAAAACAAATTTCATTGACACCTATTGTATATTGTGAGATAAATCCCATATGATAAATGTAAGAAAGGAGTATATCAGATGACCGACATAACTAAATATAAAAATATATCCCTGAGTCATAAAACATATGATCTCATAGATAAAATAAGAAAAGTCATACAACCAGACACAGTGCTAAGTAGATCACAAACTATAAGTATATTAGTAAATGAGAAAGCGAGGAAACTGAATGGAAAAGTCAGAAAAAAAGACTAAGATTTGCGAAGTATGTAAAGGCAATGGGTTCATTAGAATCCCTTACGATCAAGTAAGAGAAGAACAATGGGCCGATTGTGATTTTTGTGGTAATCAAGGGGAGGTAGAAATTGACGAAACAAAACACTAGAGGACCAAACGATCTTGAATTCAAGATTGAGTATCTAACAAATCAAAACGAGTTTTTAAAAAATTCAAATAAAAAACTTGTTGAGAAAAATAAAATGTTAGAAGAAGAGTTAGAAAGATTGTTCGAAGAGAACACTAATTTTAGACTCGTAAGAAACGAAGGTAAAGTATTGTGATCTCGGAAACAGATATAAGTTATATAGCAGGACTGTTTGATGGCGAAGGTCACATACAATACAAACAATACATGCGTAAAAGAAAGCATAATAAAAAACCATACCTCACTTGGCAAATAAGATTAGAGATAGCTATGACTGATGAGTCTACACTAAGATATATTCATGAAGTATTGGGAGTTGGAACTGTTAATAAAAGAAAAAACGGTAGAGGCTCTCTTGGTAGAAAGCAACAATGGCGTTGGCAATGCGGTTTTAGAGATGCGTATTATGTTGCGAGATTGTTTTGGCCATACTCACATACTAAGTTAGATAAGATTCAAAAGATCATTGATCACTATGGTGATAGTAAAGTGATGAATGGTAACATTGTAAATCTAGAAGCGTATAAACTATGGATGAGTGCTGAGTGATGTGGAAGAGTGAGGCTTTATTTGTTGTACCGTTTTGGAAAACTAAAGTAGATAATTTTAAAGTTAAGAAGAAAAGCATAGAAAAGGTGTTGCGTAGTCATCATGAAAAACCTACGGAATTACAAACGTTTGCATCGAATCGTGGCTCTAATTTTATAGAACCTTTTCGAGAAATATTTCAAGAAGAACTAAATGGTTTCGCATCTACAATTAAAAAACATTGTGAGATAACAGATGTGTGGTCAGCAAGCTATAAGACAGGTGAGTATCACCCGTACCATAGTCATGGCAACAAAGGACTATCTGGAATTATATATTTAACTTTAAAAGATAAGATGCCCCATACTGTTTTTGTAAATGCTGATCCTGATTGGACGACAGGACACACACAGTATTATGACATGCAAGTGGCAGAGGGAGATATGGTTATTGTACCTAGTCATGTTGGACATTTCACACCGCACAACTTATCAAAGCAAGCTAAGAAGATTGTAGCTTTTGATTTAAATATAATAGCACATACTCAATGATCTGGAATAAAAAATTTAAATACCCTACGTCAACACGTGCGTTGATAAATGGTAAACGACATTATGATGTAGCAACTGAAAAGAAATTACCTAGTGTAACTACTATATTGTCAGCGACGCAGTCGGAGGAGAAGAAGAAGAGTCTTGCTAGTTGGCAGGCTCGAATGGGTAGACAGACTGCTGATCGTATTAGAGATATATCAGCGATGCGAGGGACCTCTATGCATACCTATTTAGAGGGCTATATAAAGGACGAGAGGCACTTAGATCTAACTGCCCTGGGTAAGGAGGCAGGAAGAATGGCAGATGTGGTTATTCGATCAGGGCTCGGGGACCTGGAAGAGGTGTGGGGCACTGAGGTGACACTATACTACCCTGGGTTGTACGCAGGAGCTACTGATGTTGTAGGCTTATACGGGGGTCGCGAGGCCATCATCGATTTCAAACAAACTAATAAACCAAAACAACGTGAGTGGATTGACGACTACTTCACCCAGCTGGCGGCCTACGCTATGGCCCACAACCATGTGTATGACACCAAGATACAATCTGGAGTGATTCTAATGTGCAGTAAAGATGGTTTTTTTCAGAAGTTTGAAGTACTTGATAAAGAATTTCAGGGCTACATGCATACCTTCTTGAAGAAAGTAGACCAGTATTATCAAAATGTACCAAAGACTCCAGACAGTCAGGATACAAAAAATGAATAAAAACTCCGCTATTTTATTGAATAAATACGACATTTGTACCATTGTATACACTTTTCTATGTAAAAATAAAAAAAATTTTTTTGTTTTTTTTAAACCTTGGTACAATTGGTACAATTTAAAAAAGATAGTAATACCAGTAGTTATTCGTTCATTTTTGTACCAAAAGGGGTTGGTACAATCAGGTACAATTGGTACAATTGTTAAAAACCTAGGAATACCAACGATACAAGGGACGCGCGCATATGATTCTATAAATAAATTTATAAATTATAAAACCTGGAGTATACATAGACATGAAAAGAAATAAGAAATCTCAGTTTAAACACGTTTTGATCGGTTCGAAGAAGTATTTTTTTTATCGTCTGGAGTGGGTTGATATAACGGGGGACGCAGGCCATGCAACAATAGAAGAATTTGATAAATTCGAATGCAGCAAAATGATAACGCATGCATACATATACAAAAAGACATCCAAATTCGTTTGGACATTCGCATCATATGAAGATAGAGACGTTTCATTTTCAGACCGTAATGTTTTTCCTGTTGGTTGTATAGTTAAAATGGAGAAGATTCCGATTTAGTCTTTAATTAATTTAGACGTTATTTTTCTAGCTTTTACTATATCTTCGTATCTATTTATATTTTTCTTAGCATCATCTGCTGACACCTTTTTATGAAGTATAGCTTTTTGTTCTATGTAGTAGCCCTGGAGTCTACCTCTTAATTCTTCTGCTCTGATTGCACTAGAAAATTGTTTACTGTCTTTGGCTAAGTCCCGCAACTCACCCATCTTACTGACGTGTCCGTCGTAATTGATTGAGTATTTATCTTTTAACTCTCGTTCGAGTTCATGTTTAAACGCTACAACTAAGGGATATTTATCTACATTACAGAGTCTGCTTCCATAAAATACAGGGTCTTTGTATCCTGCTAGTTTAGCTGCTTCTGATTTACTACATGGATTCCCATTCTCTGGGTTTCCAAATACGAGATAGTAACAAAATTTCTCTTGCTGATTCGTTAAAGCTTTTGGTCTTGCCATAGTGGTTGCAATATATATTATATGGGATATATATCAATATAGAAATATGAT